GGCCGCCCAGTATATACAAGACGCCGCTTTCTGCGAGGAGTTCAACGGCTACGTGAGCGATCATTATGCGGCTCAGCCCTGCGCGGTGCTTCCTCTCCGGCTGGGCGCTCAGCAGCTCGTTCAAACCCTGGACCGCCGCGTGTATGGCCTGGGGCCCGGCTGGAGCTTGAGGGACTGCAACGACGCCGCGTACCTCGGTACGGGCTGCGCGATCATCAGGGACCGTGAGTCGGTTCTTGCCGTGAGACTGAATCGAGCGGACGAGCCCGGGGCGGTGTGGAGGTGGATCGAGAGCCGGGACTGGCTTGGCGACACGGAGGGCGGGCGTGAAGGCAGCGGGACCTGTGCTTAATATCACGCCGGCGAGAATGCTGCGCTTAGCGAAACGATACGGCATTAAGACCGGCCAGTGCGGCGGGCAGAGCTTTGTGCGCTACCCGAGCGGGGCGTGCCTGCTTCAGTTCTCCCTCGAGGGGGAGCGGCATTATCTGCACCTCGGCACAGCAGGGGAACGTGCGCTGCTCAGCCACGAGTGGACGGAGCAGGGGAGAGCCGGACAGAGCAGGTCCCGGTATGAGGTGATACCTGTGCCGCACGACGTTTTGCTGACACTGGGGTTTATAGAGAAAGGAGCGGCTGATGGTACGTAAATACAAAGGATCGCGCGAGGAATACGAGCAGAAGCTGGGGCGCGTCATGGGCAGGCTCGGGGTGCGGGTGTATGAAGCTTCGCAGATTTGCGACATACACTGCGCACAGAGCGCGGGATTGAGGTGTAATGATGCGGAGCTCAATTACAGGATGGAGGAATTCACATGACTGATATAAACAAGGAGGCTAATAAAATGGATAACGCTTATTACATCGTGCGCTGCGACCGCTCGGGCGTGTTCGCTGGAAACATCGTTGAGCGCAACGGCCAGGAGGTAACGATGTCGGACGCCCGTTGCCTGTGGTACTGGGACGGAGCTGCGAGCCTTATGCAGCTCGCCAAGGATGGCACGAGCGATCCGCGAAATTGCAAATTTACCGTTTCCGTTGATTCACTTACGGTCCTCGACGCGATAGAAATACTGCCCTGCACCAAAACCGCTGAGAAATCTATAAGGAGCGTTAAAGAATGGAGAGCATGAAAGCAGACGAGTTTGCCGCGCTTGCAAACGGCTCCGGCTCCGGCTCCGGCTCCGGCTACGGCTACGGCTCCGGCTCCGGCTACGGCTACGGCGACGGCGACGGCTCCGGCGACGGCGACGGCTCCGGCATTAAAAGTTTCAACGGAGAGCCGGTTTTTCGAATTGACGGTGTAAACACGCTGATTCGCTCTGTGCGCGGCAACACCGCGCATGGGGCAATCGTGAACGAGGATTTGACGCTCACACCGTGCTACATCGTCAAGCAGGAAAATGTTTTTGCGCACGGCGAAACGCTGCGCGGAGCAATGGAGGCTCTTCGAGACAAGCTTTTCGAGGATATGCCGGAAGATGAGCGCATTGATGCGTTCCTGCGTGAAACAGACCGCGAAAAAACGTATCCGACGCAGTATTTTTACGATTGGCACCACCGTTTGACCGGTTCGTGTGACATGGGGCGAAAGCAGTTTGCCCGCGATCACGGTGTTGACCTCGAGCATGGAATGATGACGCTGACGGAGTTCTTGGAGTTGACAAAAGATGCTTACGGCGGCGATGTGATCCGAAAAGTGATTAGTAAGCTGCAGGAGGTGGAGTGATGGTTTCGGACGAAGCATTGAAAAAGCTGCAAGAGCAGATCGCGGCGTGGCCGATAACGCAGCGGTTCGTGGTGCAGCAGCTCATTCTGGACTATTTGAGGAACCGGGAAGACCTGCGCGCCTATGAGGACACGGGGCTGACGCCGGGAGACATCAAGGAATTGCTTGACATGGCTGTGTCGAAAACAGACAAGGTTTTGCGGCTTAAAGAAGAATTGCACGCCATGAAAAACGAACTATGCCAATACTGCGGGAAGTACAAACACGCACACGAGGGCGCCTGTGACGGGTGCAGATGGAGGGAAATGTGATGGATGCTGTAAAGTTTATCGAGGAGCAAAACAGGATGTGTAATTCGTTTTCACCGGATTGCGAAGGATGCCGCGTGGATGAAGCAAAGCCTGTGGACGAATGCTGCCGGTGGATGTTTGAAAACCCCGAAAGAGCCGTCAAAATCGTCGAGGAATGGGCTGCCGCACATCCACGCAAAACGCGGCAGAGTGTGTTTCTGGAGCAGTGGCCGAATGCGCGCCCTGCGGATGATGGGGTGTTGACTTTTTGCCCAAAAAGGTTTGACTTTCACATTTCATGCTTAGCAGAATGCCATTCGTTGAAAAAGTGCAGTGATTGCCGCCGCGAGTTCTGGATGCAGGAGGTGGAGTAATGGAACGACTGACGAAGCGCGACACCGATGGACAGGCAATGATGGACTGCGAGAAGTGCAAAGCGGATTGGACGGGTAAGCATGGTAAGCCGATGGTTGACTGCACCGCGCTGTACTGCCGCAATCGCCTCAAGGATCGCCTCGCCGCCTACGAGGACAAGGGACTTGAGCCGGAGGAGGTTTTGCCGAAGGACAAGGCAGACGAGACCGCGCTGAAGCTCATGCGCCTTGCTGATTTGGAAAGCCTTTGCAGCTATACCCGCCTGCGCGAGCTGGCCGAGGCCGATAGAAACCATCAAATAGTCATCCGACCGTGCAAAATTGGAGATACGGTGTGGGCTGCGGACATGGAGCCCGCAATCCCGCTACACGTCATGGCAGATGCGGTCTATCTGGAGGGGAGACATGGCGGAGATTATGAACGGCTCAGCAATTTCGGAAGCGTTGTTTTTCTTAGTCAGGAGGAAGCAAAGGAGGCGGCGTCACATTGGATGAAGTGAAACGGTGTCCGTTCTGCGGGGGCGAAGCAAAGCTCATGGGCGGCAAGGTCTATACGATTCCAGAGATCGACAGTAACGGCGCTTATGTGGACGCCGATATTGAAGTTGAACCTTCGTGGGTCGAATGCCAGAGCTGCCACGCAATGGGGCCAACCTTCGACGAGACAGATGAAGACCCCGAGAATGCGGTCGCCGCTTGGAACAGGAGGGCGGGATGAAAGTACCGAAGTATATCCGCGAGAAGATGCACCGTATTGCGCTCTATGCAAGAATGGCAAGCAATCTTGACCGTGAAGTAGGGTTTTGGCTTGGACAGCACGGGATAGATGTGGAGAAATTGAGCGACGGCGGTGGCTGGGGTTACGAAGAACTCAGCTACGGTAATGACGTAACGGATGAACTGTGCGCCCAGATAGAGCAGATGGAGGCGGAACAATGGAAGTAAAACTGAAGCCCTGCCCGTTCTGTGGCGCAGACAATAAGCCTATGGGCGCGATCATGAGAACGGCAAACCGTGGGGAGTGGAAGCACTGGTACAACGGCTGCGTTCTTTCCGGTTTTGTAATTAAGGCGGACAAAATCGAAGTGTGGAACAGGAGGGCTGAAAATGACACTAACTGAGATGTTTACAATTTGTGATTCGTGCGTATATGCGCCATGTCTTTGTGGGAATGACCCTGAGAACTGCGTGGCGTATGTGATGAGGACTTCTGACAATGGATGAATACATTAAGCGGGAGGCGCTCATTACCAAATTCAAGAAAATGGAGCTTGGCGAACATGGTTTGGTAGAAAGGCTATTTGCGGATGGAGTATATGCTGTCATCGCAGCGTTCCCCGCCGCCGACGTGGCCCCGGTGGTGCATGGGTGCTTCGAGCCGTGTTTTGACGAGAACGGTAATTGGCGGCAGGGCTTTGCGAAATGCTCGAATTGCGGCAAGGAATACTACGCACAGGTAATCAACCATTTTGGTTTCTGCCCCAACTGCGGCGCGAAGATGGACGGAGGTGTCAGCGATGAGGCTGATTGACAGGGATGCTATTCATTGGCGACCAGATGAAAATTGGGAGCTTTACGCTACAGCAGCAGATATTAGGGCTATTCCCATCGTCGATGCTGTGGTCGTTACTCGGTGCAAGGACTGCGAGCACTATCGCAACCACCCGAACGGGCTGTGCTATTTGCACACCGAACCGAAAGAGACCGAACGTGGGTATTCCGGCGAGGCGGTTTGCGTAGAGCCGGACGATTTTTGCAGCTACGGCGAACCGAAGGAGAGGACACATGCTGACGATCACGATTAAAGCCAACGTCCCCGCCGCTGACGCGCAGGGCATCAAGGAGCGCATCGCCATGGACATCGAGCGATACGGCGACTGCAAGGTCGTGAGCATCGTGAGCGACCGGGGACGGGAAGAACAGCTACGAATGAAAGGAGCCAAATTATGAGCATCAAAATCAAAAAGTACACCAAAGACCAGATGGCGAAGATGGTGGAGGACGCACAGGCGGAAGTGCAGGAATTAAAGCGGGTAAACGCCGCCCTGACCAAGCAGATCGACCGGATGAACGACGAGGCCATCAACAAGGCAAATGAGATTGCGAACCTGAAAGCGGACGCGGATGTGCTGCGGAATAAGCTTGCTGATACCGAGGAAGCGCTCGGGCGGGCGAATGCGGAGTTGGGAGCCGCAGATGGAGCACTTGTGGAAATGAATGATAAAATCGTGCGGTGTGAAGCTTATTCTAAGACGCTGCGTGGAGACGTAAACAATCTACAGTTGGAGGTAATCGATGCGGGTATTCGCGCCAACTACGCAGAATCCCACCCGTGGAGGAACCTGTGGGCGTGGGTGAAGAGAAAGCTGGGTGGTGAGTAAGTGGATCATTATTACCCGCTGTGAGTTAAAACAAAAAGGGGGCAAAGATGGACGCTAAGCACCTGAACCGTGACGCAGTTGTATATAAGCAAATTGCGATTCGCGTGGGAGAGCAAAACGATAGGAGCCTTATTTTGGCAGCGAAAACATATCGAAAACAAGGTACTGTGAAATATGTAAATCTTGATAGCGAATACATAGTTGCAGAAATTGAAGGAGCAAAAGAAGTTTTTCGAGCAGAGCGGAGGCGCATATGAGCACATTTCCTGACCGCCTGCGGAGGTTACGCGAACGCCAGCAATTAAAGCGCTGCGTGCTGTCCGAGCTGTGCGGGCTGAACCGCAACACGATCAAACGCTACGAGATGGGGACGCAGAAACCATCAATGGACGCACTGATGAGCATTGCCGATTATTTCGGCGTGTCGATTGATTATCTGCTCGGGCGGTCGGACTACCCAAAAAGTTTATAAAAATATTTTGCAAAACTCACTTATAAGTGAGTCAGGGTATTGCAATTATGGGAGAATTGAACCGCAGAGGTGTAAAAGCCTTTGCGGTTCTCTCATTTATGGCGTTTACCTCCTGCGCCATAGCGGGGCGCGGTGTTTTTCATCTTTTCACACCGCCCCCGCAACATGCCGCACGCACGATGCAGCCCACGATCAGGGCCGAGAGGTCGCACCTCTCATGCGGCACAGAACCCCGCGCACCTCTCAACGATGTGGCCCAGCGGGGACATATGCAGATGTGTCGGAATAGTAGACGAAAGTGGTTCAGCCCTGCGAACCGCGTGGAGCATCCGGAGGCGAAGCGCAAAAGAGGGCGTGTGAGGTGCAAATCCTCACCATCTGCACCAAAAGAGGAGAGCCGCTGCCCTGAGAGTGCGGCACGTTGTAGCCCCCCGGGGCGGGTAAAATCTGCTATGTAAGGCCAAGGGGCGGGGGCTGGTAGCAAATAAAAGCGGCGAGGTGGTGACAATGGCTGCGCGTCTGACAGACCGGCAGAAAAAGAAAATACTGGCGGACTATGTGCAGACGAATAACTATTGCGCCACAGCGAAAATCAACGGCGTGTCCGCAACGACGGTCAAGAACCTTGTGCGGGCGAATGCCGACATTGTGGAAAAGTGTGAGAAAAAAAAGGAAGAGAACACCGCCGATGTATTAGCGTACATGGACAAGCACAAAGACATGGTGTGTTCGTTCATCGGTAAGGGGCTTGAAATGCTCAACGACCCCGAAAAGCTGGCGGCGGCGAATCTCAGCCAGATCACAACGGCGATGGGGACGCTGATCGACAAGTGGGCGATGATCGGCGGCAACCCTGCCGACACGGTGAAGGAAGATGCGCTCAGCCAGAGCCTAAAAGAAATGGCAAAGGAGATTGAAAGCGATGATTAGTGCAAAACAGCAGAAAATCCTCGCTTTTCCCTATTCCAAGTATGACGCGCTGATCTGTGACGGCGCTGTGCGTTCCGGCAAGACCTCCATTATGATGTGGGCGTTTGTCCACTGGGCGATGGAGAATTTCAGCGGTCAGCGTTTCGGCGTGTGTGGACGCACGGTGGATAGCTGCACCAAGAACATCATCGTGCCGTTTACGGCGATGAGTTTGGCAAAGGAGCGCTATATCATCCGCTGGCGGCGCGGCGACAAGGTTATGGAAGTGCGGCGCGGTGCCGTGACGAATTACTTCGAGGTGTTCGGCGGCAAGGATGAGGCCAGCTATACGCTGATTCAGGGCCGCACGCTGGCGGGTGTGCTGCTGGACGAAGTGGTGCTGATGCCACGCTCGTTCGTGGAACAGGCGCTTGCGCGATGTTCTGTGGACGGCGCGAAGCTGTGGTTTTCATGTAACCCCGGCAGCCCGCATCACTGGTTCTATCAGGAGTGGATTAAGCGACACCGCGAACGGAACACGCTATATCTGCACTTCGAGATGACTGACAACCCAGGTCTGAGCGAGAAAACGCTTGCGCGCTATGAAAACATGTATGCCGGCATTTTCTATGACCGGTATGTGCGCGGATTATGGGTAGCTGCCGAGGGCATTGTTTACAAAGACTTTGCTAACGACACAGAAAAGTATTTGATCGACGATCCGTTGAAATGGGCGGAAGAAAACGATACAAAGTTCTCCGTTATTTCCATTGGCGTTGACTTCGGCGGCACGAAATCCGCGACAAAGTTTCAGGCGACCGGGATTACAAAAGATTATCGAGTGGCCGCGCTGGAAGAGGAATACATCAAGAACGAAGAGATTGACCCTGACGAACTGAATAGGCGCTTTGCTATGTTCTGCCAAATGGTTACGGCAAAGTACGGATACAGCCAGACGCGGGCAGACAGTGCGGAAACGGTGCTAATTCGTGGATTAGATCATACCGCGCAGAAGATGCACCTCGGCACGCAGGTCAAGAACGCAATGAAACTGCAAATTACAGATAGAATCAGGCTCGTGGTGCTGCTGATGAAGCAGGGGCGTTTTAAGGTTTCGCGCAGCTGTCCGCACTTGATTGATGCACTGCAAACTGCAATTTATGATCCTGACAAGTTCGAGGACGAGCGCCTTGACGATGGAACATCTGATATTGACAGCCTTGACGCATTTGAGTACAGCATTGAGCCGTACTACAAGGAATTGGAGCGCGCAGGGCACATGAGGACGGTGAAACAGTGAACATTCGCAGAGCACTTAAAGAATTGGGCTTTGACACGATCAATAGCAAATTCTACGACCTGATCGATGTATGGAAATCATGGTATGACGGCGATGTAAAAGACTTCCACAGTTATACGGTGTGGAATGGCATCGAAGAACTGGAATGCCACAGATATTCCGTCAACATGGGCAAGAAAGTCTGCGAGGACTGGGCGAACCTGCTGATGAACGAGCGCGTGAATATCACGCTTGAGGGCAAGAAGGAGCAGGAATTTGTAGATGCGATTCTTGCCGATAATAACTGGGAAGTCAAATCCAATGAATTGCAGGAGCGGAAATCCGCTGTTGGTACAGTTGCTTATGTTCCAATCATGGAGGATATGAGCGTTGACCCTGATACAGCAGAGATCGCTAACCCCGGAAGAATTCATATCAACTATGTAACCGCTGCAAACATCTACCCGTTGACGTGGGACAATGGCATTATTCGTGAGTGCGCTTTTGCATGGACAAAACGAGTTGATGATACGGAATACATCTACATTCAGGTGCATCGGCTGAACGGTGGCGAATACGACATTGAAAACCACCTGTACGATGCGGAGGAAGTCCCATTAACCAGCGTGAGAGGATTTGAAGCAATTCCCCCTGTTGTCCACACAGGAAGCGCCAAGCCGCAGTTTGTCATTGACCGTCTGAACATTGCGAACTCTGATGAAGATAACCCTATGGGCGTTGCAGTGTTCGCTTCCGCCATCGACCAGCTCAAAAGCGTTGATATTACATACGATAGTTATGTGAATGAGTTTGTGCTGGGGAAAAAGCGCATCGTGGTACAGCCGGAAGCAACCAAGGACATCAACGGTAGGCCGGTCTTTGATAAGCGCGAAACGGTTTACTACGTTCTCCCGGAAGATCGCGCATCTGATGGAAACATTTTGCAACAGGTCGATATGACGCTGCGCACAGCAGAGTTTAACACCGGTATGCAAGATATGCTCAACATATTGTCGAGCAAATGCGGCTTTGGCGAGAATCATTACAAATTCGATCAGACAAGCATTGCCACGGCCACACAGGTCATTAGCGAGAATAGCACCATGTTCCGCACGATTAGGAAGCATGAAATTATCCTCGAGCAAGCGATTACGGTGCTGTGTCGCATTTTGCTTCGCATGGGCAATCGCTATATGGACGCAGGACTTGATGAGGAAGTTGAAATCTCCATTGACTTTGATGACAGCATCATTGAGGACAAAGACGCCGAGTTTAACAAAGAGGAACGGATGCTTTCTGACGGTATTATGAATGATTGGGAAGCTCGTATGCGCTGGTTTAACGAGGACGAGGCGACCGCAAAGGCGGCTTTGCCGAAAATGCAGGACATGACAAAAGAGCCGGAAGAGGAGATTGAGTGAGGTGACGGCGCATGCGTCCTTACCCTTTTAGCCCCGCCTTGCTTGACGCGTTGCCGGAAGAACTGGCAGAACTGTTCCGTGCGCTTGAAATCACGCTGCTGGAAGAAATCTGCTCCCGACTTAAAGCTGCAGATGAGCTGAACGAGGTAACGGTGCAGGATATTCGGGCGCTACGGGCGCATGGTATCGATCTGAAAGAGATTGAGAAGGCAATCCGCAAAACTTCCGGTATCAGCGAAACGAAGTTGAATGAGCTGCTTGACGATGTGGTGGAGCGCAACCAGAAGTATTACACCGAGCTTATCGCCCTTGCGCACATCACACAGCCGGAAACGCTGGTAAGCGTAGAGGATACTTGGGCAATATACGAGCAGACGAAGCAAACAATGCGCAACATAACGCGCTCAATGGGCTTTTTAGTGGACGCTGGGCGCACAATGCTGCCCCCTGCCAAATCGTACCAATGGGCGCTTGATAATGCGGTGATGCAGGTGCAGAGCGGCGCGATCAACTATAATCAAGCCATTAAGACGGCAGTAAAGCAGCTTGCAGACAGCGGCTTGAAGGTCGTTGACTATGAGAGCGGGCATCGAGATCAGATCGATGTGGCGGCGCGCAGGGCCGTGATGACTGGCGTAAATCAAATTTGCGCTAAATATACGGAGCAGTCGGCGCAGTATCTCGAAACTCCGTATTTTGAGGTTTCCGCCCATGCTGGCGCGAGAGATAAGCCTGGGCCGTCACCGTGGTCAAGCCATAAGGACTGGCAAGGCAAGGTATACAGTATTCGCGCAGGGGACATCTACCCGAGCATTTACGATGTGTGCGGTCTTGGGGCTGTTGATGGACTTGAGGGGGCTAACTGTCGGCATCGCCGCAACGTTTGGGTTGAGGGCGTAAGCGAACGCACATACACAGACGAACAGCTTGCCCATATTGATGATGATCTCGGATGCGATTTTGACGGAAAGAAATACACTGCATACGAAGCAACGCAGATGCAGCGGCGCGTTGAGCGCGAGGCACGCAAACTAAAGCGCGAAAAAGCTGCTTACAAGGCCGCAGGATTGCATGAAGATGAGACTGCGGTAAACATAAGGCTGCGGCGGTTAAACGCGAAATACAAAGCGTTCAGCGTGGCGGCAGGACTGCCGGAGCAGCGGGAAAGAATGAAGGTGCTGTATTGAACTGGGAAGAAGTCAAAAAGGCAATCGATGCAATTTTGAAGCGCGGAAACGATGCTGAAATACGCCGAAAAGGCGACGGGTACATCGTTTTAGAGGTCAAGAAAACAATCAAATATTCAACTCCCGCGTAATTGGGCGTGGGAAAGGGCAATAGGAGCCAACTTGTAAGGATTTCTTACAGGTCGGCTCTTTTTCTTTTAGGAGGCAGCGCATGGCTAACAGCAAAGTCAACATTTTAGGCACGGATTACGAAATTGTCGTTAAAAAGTACGGCGACGATGAGGCGTTTGAGCGCAGGAGCATTGACGGATATTGCGACCACCTTTTGAAGAAAATCGTAATTTGCGACATGACAACCTATAAGGGGTGGGAAAACGAGCCGATAGAAACGGCAAAAGAAGCTCAAAAGCAAACGCTACGTCATGAAATTGTACACGCATTTTTCAGCGAAAGCGGCCTTTCGGATAGCGGGCTTTCTTTTGAAGGGGCATGGTGCAAAAACGAGGAGCTTGTCGACTGGATCGCGTGGCAAGGACCGAAAATCCACAAGGCGTGGGAAATGGCAAACGCAATTTAGAACAGGTAAAACCCGCGATCTACAGCGGTTTTTATACAACGTTCGCCCCCGAAGAATTGGGGCCAAAGAAAAGGAGAACGAATAACATGGCGGAATTTACGAGAGCGGAAATCAGGAATATTCTCGGCGAGGCTTGCACCGAAGAGATCGAAAATCGCTTGGTTGCGCTGCATCTGGGCGTGGTTGACCCCCTCAAGGACGATCTCACGAAGTACAAGGCGGACGCGGAGAAGCTGCCCGGTGTCCAGAAGGAATTGGACGACCTCAAGGCGGCGGGTGACGGCGGTTACAAGGAGAAGTACGAGAAAGAACACTCGGCCTTTGAAGCCTTTAAGACCGACATCACGGCAAAGGAAAGCAAGGCGGCAAAGGAAAAAGCCGTGCGTGCTTACTTTAAGAGCAAAAACATCACCGGCGCGAATCTCGACCTTGCTATGCGCGGCTGCGGCGAAGAAATGGCCGCATTGGAGCTGGACGGAGAAAAGATCAAGGACACCAAGTCTCTTGATGCGCTCGTAGACGGCACTTACAAGGGGCTTGTCTCCAAGCAGACCGTTCGCTTCGACACTGGCGCGCGCTTTAACGGCGGCGGGAAACCGATGACAAAGGACGAGATTATGCAAATCAATGACAGAGCGGAGCGGCGCGCTGCAATCGCCGCAAATATGGATTTGTTTAGAAAGGAAGAATAAAAATGGCTGCTGATCCTAATCTCATTAAGAAAGCTGACCTCGCGCGTGTGCGCGAAATTGAATTTACCGAAATGTTCGGCTATTCCATCAAAAAGCTGATGGAGGCCTTGGGTGTGACCCGCAAGATCGCAAAGCAGGCTGGAACTGTGCTCAAGAGCTACAAGGCCACTGGCACGCTGGAGAGCGGCGCTGTTGCTGAGGGTGAGACCATCCCCCTTAGCAAGTACAAGACCGAAGCCGTGAACTACAAGGAGATTACGCTTAAGAAGTGGCGCAAAGCCACCTCTGCCGAAGCAATCACCGATCGCGGCTACGATCAGGCGGTAGAGATGACTACCGACGAAATGCTCAAGGACGTCCAGAAGGGTATCCGAAAAGACTTTTTCGACTTCCTCGCAACCGGCACGGGCACGGCATCTGGTGCGACCTTCCAGGCAACCTTGGCACAGGCATGGGGCCAGCTGCAGGTGCTGTTTGAAGATGACGAGATCGGTGCGGTGTATTTTCTGAACCCGCTGGACGTTGCTGACTACCTCGCAAGCGCAAACATTACCTTGCAGACCGCGTTCGGCATGACTTACGTTGAGAACTTCCTCGGCCTTGGCACCGTGATTCTCAATTCCAGCGTTCCCAAGGGCAAGATTTACGCCACCGCCAAGGACAACATTGCCCTGTACTACATTCCTGTGAACGGCGCTGATCTTGGCGAGGTGTTCGATTTCACCACCGACGCCACCGGCTATATCGGTATCCATGAGGAGCCCGATTACACCAACATGACCGCATCTGACACCGTTATCAACGGCATGGCTCTTTTCGCTGAGCGTATCGACGGCGTGGTGGTCGGCTCTATCACTCCGGCGGTGGGGGGCTAACTGAACTGCTGAATGAGCCTGACCCTGACACCCCGGCTTTCTCCGACATGACAAAAGCTGAAATGCTTGCGTATGCCGATGAAAACGGGGTGGAAGGGGTCAGCAGTTCGATGAAAAAGGCTGAAATTCTCGCAGTTTTGGAAGGAGGGCACTGATGACTTACGCAGACTTTGAATACTACTCCGGCACCTATATGGGCGCTGTGAGTGAAAATGACTTCCCGCGTCTTGTTGTCCGCGCCGGCTCCTTCCTCGATTATTACACGCGCAACAAAGCTAAAGACCACGCCGATCTTGATGCGGTTAAGATGTGCTGCTGTGCGCTGGTTGACAAGTATGCGGTCATCGAGGCGGCGCAGGCGCTTGCCGCGAAAACTCTTGCAAACGCCGCGGCAAATGACGCGGAAGTCAAAAGCGAGACGGTAGGCAGATATTCCCGCACCCTTGCAACGGGCGGGGAATCCGCCCTGTCTGCACTCAGTGCGACGGACGGTGCGAAGAAACTGCTGGCAGAAACGTGCATGGAATACCTTGCCCATACCGGGCTACTGTATCGCGGAGGTGGTTGTAGATGTACGCTCCCCACACTGTAACGATTTACAACATTGTGCAGGAGATCGACCCGACAACGCTTGATGAGGTCGAGAAAGTTTATACCACAATCCTGCGTGGTGTGATGCTGCAAGCGTCGAAGGGCGTGAACGTGCGCGAAAGTGGCCTTGAAAGTGCGGACGCTGTGAATCTGTATATCCCGTTTACGGTGGAAGCCGTGGATGGTAAGACGGGCGCGGCGAAGACCTATGCAAAGCCGCAAGAGTTTGTTAAAGCTACAGATCGCAGCGGGCTATGGACGCTTTCTTATGACGGGAACGGCGGCGAAACGTTGTTTATCAAGGGTGAGTTTATCTCCGACAATATGACCGTCGTGCAGTATCACGATGACTGCTACAAAGTGACGAAGGTCGACGCGATGGACTACGGAAGCGCCGACATGAGACACTGGGAAGTCGGAGGTGCGTAATGGGAATCAAATTTTCCGTTCATACCGATGGAATGGACGCTGTAAGGACTGCCGTTGCAAAGGTTTGTACGCGCGCAGAGCACGTCTTAGCCGAGCAGATGGAGAAAGATACTCAGCCTTTTGTGCCGATGCTCACAGGCTCGTTAACGCAGCGTACAAGGGTAGTTGGCAACGACATCATCTACCTCGGCCCTTACGCAAGATTTTTGTACTACGGGAAAGTCATGGTTGACCCAAATACCGGCAGCACATACGCGCCGAAAGGCGGAACGAAGGTCGTGACTGACCGCAATTTGGTATTCAACCACACGGCGCATCCACAGGCACAAGACCATTGGTGTGAAGCATCAAAAGCGCAGAACCTCGATAAGTGGTTGCGTGTAGCAGAAAAGGCGGTGAAGAAGTACGAAACAGGTTAAAAAGACGGTCTCGGCAGCGGAAGAGGATCAAGTCTCCCGAAAGTTGCTTGCGTGGTTAAACACATTCCCTGACAAGCCGGTTGATTTGATTCGGTTCGAATTTCTTCCCGCCGATACTGCGGCGATGGCGCTGTCTACGATTCAGGCGGCGTATATCGTCAGGAAATACATTCTCGGCGGGTATCAGGCAGAATACCAATTCAAGGTTATCTACCGCATGAAGCCGAGGAACAGCAACGACAAACGGCTCAAAGCTGACGAGCTGCTTAACGCCTTGGGCGATTGGGCAGCAAACGAAACGCCGCCTGACATTGGAGATGGACGGCGCGTCATTCGCATTGAGCCGACAACGCGATCCTCTCTTTTTGCCATGTATGAAAACGGAGATGAGGATCATCAAATCCTTATGAAAATGAACTACGAGGTGATTAAAAATGGCTGATATGACCTTTAACACCACGGCGGGGCAGACCGTAGACCGAGAACTTCTGATTGCGTGTCTCAACACGGGCGAAACTGGAACCCCCACGTGGTCGCCCTTCGGTACGCGCGTCACAGATTCCAGCATGGAATATGACTGGCAGGAGGATTCCTCGAAGGATATTCTTGGCACGACGCGCACGACCATGAAGAAACCCATCATCACGCAGACCTTTGACCCGTCCGATCTGGACGCTGGGGATCCTGCCATCGTCAAGATTTGGAATCTCGCGGTCAAGGAGCAGAACGCGGCGGCGCTGGCGAATCAGGACGTGCTGATTGTCCACGCCTATGCAGGCACGGCAAAGACCGCAGTATTTGCGGAGCGCTATTCGTCCTGCATGGTTAAGCCCTCTTCCCTCGGCGGCGAGGGTGGCGGCTTTATCGGTATGCCTATCGACGTGACGCTTGGCGGCACGCGCACGGTCGGCACTGCCGCTATCTCTGGCAGCACGATCACGTTTACCGAGGGCGAATAAGAAATAGAGGGCTGGCGTTTGTCAGCCCTCATTTTGGAGGAAGGTATGGAACTCACTTTTGATTCTGGCGTAAAAGAATACACAATTCGCGGCGTAAACGGCGTTGTTACCGTTTACTTTAATCCTGCGGACGTGAACTTTGCAAAGAAAGCATATAAAACCTTTGATGACCTGCGCAAGAAGCAGGAGACCCGTGCAAAGACGCTCGAAAAGGATATCCCCGATGATGAGCTTTTTGACATGGTTGATTCTCTCGACAAGGAAATGCGTAGCATCATCAATGATTTGTTCGGACAGGACATTGCCGATACGCTTTTTGGCAGCGTCAACGCATATTCCGCGGCCAATGGTGCGCCGGTTTGGCAGAACTTTATGACCGCCATCATCGAGCAGTTTGATGAGGCAGTAAAGCGCGAACAGGCGCTTGCCGATGAGAAAATCCGCAAGTATACGCAGAAATACCGCAAATGATGTACGATCTTCCAACCTCGCTGAGCGTTTGCGGCGTTGACTATGAAATTCGCTCGGACTATCGCGCGGCGCTTGACGTGCTGGCGGCATTTGCTGCGACTGATCTGACAAACGAGCAAAAAGTGATTGCGGCGCTGGATATCTTTTATCCAGACTTCTTAAAAATGCCGGATGAGCACATTCCAGAAGCCGTGAAACAGATGACATGGTTTCTCGACTGCGGCGATGAAGGCGATAATCAAAAGCGACCTAAATTGATGGATTGGGAGCAAGACTTCCAATACATCGTGGCTCCCATCAACCACGTTGTGGGACATGAAGTGCGCGCAATGCCTTATTTCCATTGGTGGTCATTCGTCTCGGCGTACTACGAAATCGGGGATTGCTTGTTTGCAAACATCGTTCGAATTCGCAACCTGAAAGCAAAAGGAAAAACGCTCGACAAGTCGGATCGAGAATTTTACCGAGAAAACAGGCGGCTTGTCGATCTAAATAAGCCGATGACGGAAGAAGAAAACGACACGATCAATGCGTGGTTGGGCAAAAAAACGCCCGACGCAAAATAGCATCGGGCGAAGATGGTTACTTGTTTGCAATGAATTCAATTTCGTTTCCAGACCAAAAGTCGGGAGTAAAGCGGATTTCAATTTCTTCCCAGTTTTTGGGGACTTCGTATCCGACAACACCGGTCATTTTCTTACCGGCAGCAACGGCTCCATCTAACTGGGGTTTATCGGTTGCGATGGTGGCCGAAATGCTCAGATTTGTCGAGTAGTCATCAACATAGGCGTTGAACGATGCGATAGAGCTAACGGCAATATCTTTATCCGACTGGTTATCAATGGAGAATTCACAAAGCAAAAACACATTACCGTCATCAGGGGTGTTGAACTGCGATCCATTGCTTTCGGCGCAAGAATCAAACTTTACACTGATTCCGTTTAGCTCGGCGGTTTCTCCAACACTAAACGTTTGTTTCTCCGCGCCAGGATCATCGCCCATGTCGTTTAATGCGGCGGCAATCATGCAAATGCCGAAAATAGCAATGATAATCCCCAGCACTGGGTGGCGCTTTTTCTGCTTGGCTCCACACTGCGGGCAAGTGGTAGCGGATTTTGCGATAGATGCCCCGCATACCTTGCAAGTAGTCATCTTATCCATTTTTCATTCCTCCTTGCCATTATTTATGGCTGCTTGGATGATATCACGCAAAAAACCAAAAAGCAAGAAGGTGATATTATGGCTGACGGCGAAGTCGTATTTGAAGCGACTATTAGCGACAAAAAACTCCATCAGGAGTTGAACAAAGTAAAAAGCAATATCGAATCCTTACAAAAGGAGTTTAAAAGGCTCGGCGACCAGAAAACGCCGATGGAAGACCGGCTGCGCAACATCGGAGCAGAGCTGGATGCGGCGAAACAGGAGCTTGCCGATATGCGCACAGCGCCAAAAGGCACGTATGAGAAAATCGACGTGTCCGAGCAGGCCGAGCGCGTGCGAATGCTGCAAAGCGAATTTAACAAAACTGCAAATAGCATTGATAAGCTCAACGAAAAGCTCAACAAAACCGGCGATAAGATTTCCGACGCGAAAACGCAGGCAGTCGAGCTAACACAGCAGATCGAGGGCAGAGCCAAAGGCGCAGGGCTGCGCAATGCAACCGAAGCGGCGGCAGATTCCATGAAAGTATTTGGACAGCGCGTAAAATCTGTTGTCCGCAGCGCACTTGTTTTTACAGTTATTACCCAAGCTTTAACAAAAGTGCGCGACTGGGTAAAGAACGTCGTAATGGTAAACTCCGAGGCAAGAGAATCCATTGCGCAGCTTAAAGGAGTGCTTTTGACGCTGGCACAGCCTCTTGTAAGCGTAATTGTCCCCGCCTTTACACTGCTTGTAAAAGTTATTACGGCAGTAGTCTCGCAAATCACGCGTCTTGTGGCGCTTATCTCTGGCAAGAGCGTCAAGGCAACTGCTAACTCGGCAAAGGCGCTAAACAAAGAGACCAGCGCATTAAAGGGAACGGGCAGTGCCGCGAAGAAAGCGGCAAGTCAGCTTGCGGCGTTTGATGAGATCAACCAGATTTCCACCGATACCGCAAACGATGCGGGCGGTGGCGCATCCGCTGACGCAATCACTCCGGACTTTAGCTACATGGACGACATCAGCGACCGCTTAAAAAAAATCGCCGATGCAGTCATGCTCATTGCGGCAGGATTAGCGCTGTGGAAAATCAGCAGCAGCTTGCCGGGTGTGCTTGGCACTATTCTGCAAAAGCTCGGCGGCATCCTTATCGCGGTTGGAGGATTGATTCTTCTGTGGGACGGCTTATCCGACGCATGGAATAACGGCGTTAACTGGGGGAATCTGCTTGAAATGCTTGCAGGCACAGCGGCGCTTGCCGGGGGGCTTGCAATCGCATTCGGCAAAGTTGGGGCTGGCATCGGCCTTGTAGTGGCTGGCGCAGCAATGATTATCACAGCGTTTAAGGACATTTGTGATAACGGTGCAAATCTCAAAAACACGCTGTTACTGATTGCTGGCATTGTGGCAACGGGGTTGGGATTCTTCTTTCTGACCGGTAGTGTCATCCCACTTGTGATTGCGGGAATTGCTACGGTAGTTACCGCTGTGCTTGCTCTGACTGGCAATTTGACCGAGTTTGCGAGAAACCTTAAAGATAACATCCTTGGCGGCATTATCCAGTTTATCAAGGGCGTGTTCACTGGTGACTGGAATTCTGCATGGAATGGTGTCAAAAAGGTGTTTAAAGGCATTTGGAACAGCATCGTCATTATTGCTGAAAGCGCGGTGAACGCCATTATCAAGGGATTGAATTGGCTTATCAGCAAGATCAACACGATTAAGTTTACCGTCCCGAGCTGGGTTCCGGGTCTTGGCGGTAAAAGCATCGGGGGGCATCTTTCCTCGCTTTCCGAAGTACATCTTCCGCGTCTGGCAACCGGCGCAGTCATTCCGCCCAACAAAGAATTTCTCGCCGTGCTGGGCGACCAGAAGAGCGGGACGAACATCGAAACGCCGCTTGCAACGATGGTCGAAGCATTTAAGCAGGCTATGGCGGAATCTGGCGGCGGTACAACTACGGTCGTTATCCAGCTTGACGGTAAGGAAATCGCACACAGCACCGTGAAGAACATTAACAACATGACACGCGCGGCGGGTAAGCCCGTGCTGTTGTACTAAGGAGGAGTAACATGGAAGTCCTTATTATCAACGGCACGGACTACTCCGATTTTATCGCCACAAAGGGTTATGGGTGGAGCCGCAACGACCTCGACAGCGATAAGACCACCCGCACAAAAGATGGGAAAATGCGCCGTGACAAGATTACCAGCAAGCGAAAGCTGAACTATACAACGCGCTCTATGCCTCGCGATAAGCTGGCAAAGCTCGATGATGACCTTAATGAGACAACGGTCACGGCCAAGTATCTCGATCTGCATGGCGTCAGAACCAGCACGTTTTATTGCTCGTCGATGGAATGCACGCTCGAAGAAGCAGCAGACGACAATGAGGTGTGGGGCGGCGCGACGTTTAACTTGATCGAGGTGTGATATGGGGCAGACGACAAGTGCGCTGTGGCGCGAGCTGCTTCACAAGCCCGGGACGGAACGCGAATACAAATTTATCATCAATGGTGTGGAATACGGGAAAGACGCGGAGGTTTCCCACTCTGTTGAATCTCAGCTGTTTGAAGAATTTGGCATCGGCAATGCCTGTTGCGCGACGCTGAAACTCGCAGTCGTCGCGGACAATATCCCGCGCGCCGCGACGATCAATCGCTATCTCAGGCTTGTTAATGGCAGTCAGGCGACAGACTGGATCCCAAAGGGCGTGTTTTTTACCAACCGCCGTTCCTGCGATGGGAATTATTGGGAACTCGAAGCATACGACGCTATGAGAAAGGCTGACGTTGTGTGGGAGCCAGAACAGTCGCTTAACTTCCCGATGACTATGCCTGACGCTGTAAATATCTTTTGCCAGTTGATGGGCGTGGAGCTGGATAGCCGCACAGTGCTCAATAGCTCATATACCATCGACTATCCCGCAAATGATTACACCATCCGCAATGAGCTATGTTTTATCGCAGCGGCGCACGGCGGGAACTGGATTATTACCGATGCAGGGAAACTGTTGCTTATTCCGTTGTTGTCCATGCCTACCGAGACGAACTATCTCATTACAGAAGCGGGCAACGCTATCACATTTGGAGGGGTGAGGATTCTTGTCTGATAAATATTACGTCGGTGGCGACATTACGAGTTTTTCCGACAACGGCAAGTATAAGCCTATTTCCCGTGTGACGTTGCTTGTGGATGATGAAAACAGCCTGACGGCGGGCGATGATACCGGCATGGAAGTTATTGCAAGTTGCCCTCACGCCACGCAGCCAATGGTAAGCGCGTTACTGCAAACCATGAAAGGCTACCAGTATCAGGCGTACGAAGCAGGCGCGGCAAACATCGATCCGGCGGCAGAGCTGGGCGACGGCGTGACGGTTGGGGGCATTTATTCGCCGCTTTCTAAACTCTCTGATGATGGGCGCGGATACGCGGGTATTTCTTCCCCCGGGGAAGCAGAGATGGAAGACGAATACCCAGCTGAGGGGTACATCACACAAGAGTTCAATCGCAAGATTGCCGAAACACGCTCGACTATCACCAAGACCAGCGAGGAGATCATGCTCAAGGTCAAGGGCGTTGATGGGCGCGTGACGTCGCTGTCGACGTCCATTGACGGCATTGAGGCCAATATTTCGAGCCTCAACGGCAGCATTACCAACATCAAGGCCGATATCAACGGCTTGCGCACGACTGTCTCGGGCAAGATCGACGGCAGCATAGCACAGAGCATGATCGACCAGAGCATTGACAAGATCACGCTGAGCGTATCGAGCAGCAGCAGCGGTACGACGTTCAAAATTCTCAGTAATGGTGTTGTCGTTGATTCGACCGGTTCGATCGACTTGCACGTTGACGCCGTCAACATTGACGGCACGCTGACGGCAAGCGAGATCGAGGGCGACACGATCACGGTGCGCAACGACAACGGACGGCGCTGCGGTTACATCTATCCCGAGTACGCCAGCACGGCGGACTACAAAATGACGCTCGAGAGCAAGGCTATGGAGTTGAACGCGACGAGCGGAAACCTGTATCTGTCGGGGAATAACGGAAGATCAGCGCTCAATTTCGACTACGACTTCATCGATTGCCGCGGCGATTTCGCCCCGAATGCAGATAACCGGTACAATCTTGGCGCACCAAATTTTGTTTGGAGCACGATCTATTGCAGCACGAACGAGTTGAACGGGTCCGACCGGAACATCAAGAACAGCATTGAGGCGCTGCCGGTGAAGTACGTGCGCATGTTTGAGCTCGTCGAGCCGAAGCGCTACAAGCTGAACAGCGGCACGAGCGGACGCTATCACACAGGCTTCATCGCGCAGGAGGTAGAGGACGCCATGCGCGCGTGCGGCATTGATTCGCAGGAATTCGCGGGCTGGGCGGCGGCCAAGCTTGATGACGGCAGCGAGACCTATTTTCTGCGGTACAGTGAGTTTATCCCAATTCTGTGGGCCAAGGTGCGCGAGCAGGAAGCGCGGATTAGAAGATTGGAGGCATCGGCATGAAAGAAGCAATGGAACTTTTAAGCAACGCGTTTGACACGCTGAATAACACGTTGGTTTTGGGCTCGGAGGCGGGCAAGATCAGCGTCGTCAAGGCGCAGATTCAAAAGGCTTATGAGATTTTACATCGCGAGGCGGAAGAGCAGGAGAAAGACAAGCGCGAGCTTGTCGCGCTGAAATATCAGCTTGAGGATGCAAAAAAGAAAGCAAAAAAAGTAAAGGACGGCGAAGCCGAAACCGCGAAAGCGCCCGAAGAAAGCGAGGCAACCGATGGCTGATAAAGCAATTTCCGACCTCACGCAAGCGTTACAGATCACTAACGAAGACCAGTTTGTGCTTGAGCAGGGCGGCGAGGCGAAGATGCTGAAAGGCGAAACGCTGCTGAAGTTTGTCACGCTGAGCGTTGTATCGGTCACGGTGACAACGCTGCCCGCAGGAAGCTCAGCAACGGCGACTTACGACAAGTCGACTGGTACGTTGGCTCTCGGTATCCCGCAGGGCAGCAAAGGTGACACCGGCGCAACAGGCGCGACTGGCCCCGCAAACGTGCTGACCATCGGCTCGGTCACGTCCGGCAAGGTGGCGAGCGCGACCATTACCGGAGAAGCCCCGAATCAGGTGCTCAACCTTGTGCTGGAAAAGGGTGAACAGGGTGAACAGGGTAAGCAGGGTATTCAGGGTGAACAGGGTAAGCAGGGTATTCAGGGTGAAATTGGCCCACAGGGCAATCCCGGCACGGATGCTCCCACGATTACCAACATCACCATTCGGCAGAGCGACTATCACCTTATTGTGACGCTGTCGGACGGCACGAGCTACGATGCGGGCTATTGCCGTGGCGCTGCCGGTGCTGGCTCGGGTGATATGCTGGCGGCTGTGTATGACCCTAACAACAAGCATCAGGACATCTTTGCATACGTTGACAATGCTATCAAGGATGTCAAGGTGACTACTGACGCAACGCCTACGCAGGGCAGCGCGAATCCTGTGCAGTCTGGCGGCGTGTACTCGGCGCTCGTCAATAAGCTGGACAAGACCGGCGACGGCAGCAACGTCACGGCGGCATTTACGGCAGCAAGTACTCGCGCAAATGTTGCGACGGGCGAAAAACTCTCCGTGCTGTTTGGCAAAATCGCAAAATGGTTCGCCGACCTCGGCAGTCTGGCGTTTAAGTCCACGGTGGCCAAATCCGACCTTGCAAGAGATGTGCAGACGAGTTTGGGCAAAGCGGACAGTGCTTTGCAGAGCTACAAGGAAACCGACCCGACCGTGCCTGAGTGGGCAAAGGCGGCGACTAAACCGAGTTATACGGCCTCTGAGGTAGGCGCGCTTCCAGACACGACGGTCATCCCGTCCGTCCCCTCCACCACCTCTCTCATCAAGGGCAATGGCTCGGGCGGACTGGCGGCGGCGACACGCGGCAGCGACTACATCGCGAGCGGAAACATCGTCAAGCAGACGCTTGTGGCATCGGAGAGCACACCCACTGAGAACTTCGCAATCAACTGGGTGTACGGCTAAGGAGGCGCGGAGATGGCAAATGCAAAACTCGGCAGTAAAGCCGTCGGCAGTATCGTCAAGCTAAAAGTAAACGGTACGGCCAAAGAGTTCATTGTCGTCCATCAGGGCAAGCCCGGATCGATGTACGATGACTCCTGCAACGGCACTTGGCTGTTGATGAAGGATATCTACGAGAATCGTGTCTGGCAGAGCGGAGACATCAACAAGTACGAAAGCAGCGACATCCACGCCTACCTGAACAGCACGTTTCTTAACCTATTCGACAGCAATATCAAGGACGCCATTAAGCAGGTGAAGATTCCCTATCGCAAGAACGGCGGTTCGGACGGCACCGACCAGAGCGGCGCGAACGGGCTGCCCTGCAAGGTGTTCCTGCTATCCGGTCCTGAAGCCGGCTTGGCTGGCGCAAGCTATATACCGAATGATGGCACTAAGCTGGATTACTTCAACGCGAACACCGGAGTAGACTCCAAGCGCATTGCATATCTGAGTGGTACGGCCACTGCTTGGTGGCTCCGCTCCCCGAGCACCTACAGCGCCAACTACGTGTTGGTCGTCAACTCCGACGGCGGCTACAACGACGACTACGCATCCAACTCGAGCGGCATTCGCCCCGCTTTGATGCTCCCGCAGGACATGGAAGTCGACAGCTCGGGCAATGTCACGCCGCCCCCACCGCCCGCTACACACAAAACTCTCGTCAACGGCACGACCTACACCGTCAAGAGTGGCAAGTGCATGGTGGGCGGCACGGTGTACAACATCCTCAAAGGAAGGACGCTGATTGACGGCACGGGGTATGATATCACGTTTAAGCCGAGCTACGACCCTGTATTTGCCAACAACACGTGGGAGCAAATCATCGCGGCGTGCCACAACAATGCAGTGCCGGAAACGTGGAAGGTGGCAGACCAGAAACCCATGACCATTGGCGGCTCGGACTATCTGATCGACATCATCGGCAAGAACCACGACGACTATTCAGACGGATCGGGCAAAGCTCCGCTGACGTTCCAACTGCATGATTGCTATAAGATAGCAAAGGCAATGCACTCCACTGCTTCAAATGCCATGGGTTGGACACAATGCTCTATGCGAGTAGAGCACTTGCCCATTATGTTGAAGCAGATGCCTGCGGACGTACAGAGCGGCATCCGTGAGGTGAACAAAATTTCCGCGAGCAGCGGTCGGAGCCACGTGCTCGTAACTACGAAAGATAGCCTATTCTTACTGAGCGAGGTTGAAGTTTTTGGTAGTTCCATTAACTCCAACTCAGGTGAAGGCACGCAGTACGACTACTACAAAGCTGGTAACAGCACGGTGAAGAACTTTAACGGCAGTGCATACGACTGGTGGGAGCGTTCTCCATCTGCCGGTAGCACCAGATATTATTGTACTGTCAAAAGCACAGGTAGTTCTATAAACAGTGGTGCAAATGCTATCCGTGGCGTGGCCTTCGGCTTCTGCTTCTAAAGAAAAGAAAGGACTGATTATTTATGGCAATCTACATCAAAGTCAACAACACCGAATACCCCGCAGAGATCAACGGCAACCCCAAAGACCGCTCGTGGGGCGAGCGCGACACCAAGACCATCACACTCACGATGACCTCCGCCGAGGTCGCGGCACTGCTGCCCAACAACACGCCGTGGAGCATCATACAGCGCGAGATGGTGGACGTGTTGAACGAGCAGGACCAGCCCACGGGCGAAACCAAAGAGGTCGTCAACGAGTACGACAACAGCGAGTACAGTCTCGCGGGCGAGATCACGGACTACCGCGACGGCACGGTCAGCGTCAAGATGGGCAAGCCTACGGAATCCGAGCTTTCGGAGGCGACCGTTACGGCGCTGGTCGGTCAGAGCATCACGCCGCAACGAGCCGTGGCACTGCGCCCGGTCATCGAGCAGGCCAGCGCGTCGCTCTCTGACGGCGAGGCGGCGAAGTCGCCCGAGCTGTTCCCGCGCTGGGCGGATCACATCGGCGAGACCGTCAAGCCCGGCGACCGCCGAAGCGATATGGACGAAAGCGGCGTGCTGCACGTCTACAAAGTTCGCGAGGGACAGGGCCACACGACACAAGCGGACTGGGCCCCGCACCTGACGCCTGCGCTGTGGGTCGTGGTCGACGTTACACACGCGGGCACGCAGGATGACCCCATCCCTGCCGCGCGCGGCATGGAGTACACCTACGGCCTGTACTACCTCGACAGCGAGGACGGCAAGACGTACAAGTGCGAGCGTACCGGCGAGGCCGCGGGCGGGAAGATCGTCTTGCAGTATCTGCCACACGAATTGGTAGGGAACTATTTCACGGCGGTCTAAGGCCTCAGAAAGGGAGCGGGATATGGATAATGCAAAGCACTACGATGATGCGGCGATCGCGCTGATCGAAAGCCGATGCAAGAGCAATACGCATCGAATCAACGAGTTGCAGGAGCACCAAACGGCGCTTGACAGGCTGGCAACGTCGGTCGAAGTGTTGGCGACCAAGCAGGAGACCGTCGAGGGCGATGTCAAGGAGATCAAAGAGGACGTGAAAGCCATCACGGGCAAGGCGGGGAAACGCTGGGACGGGCTGGTCGACAAAATCCTCGCAGCGTTGGCGGGCGCGTTTATCGCGTGGCTGCTGGCAGGGGTGGCCTTATGAAGAAGCTGAGAAAGCGGGACAAGTACGTCATCGCGGCAGTGCTCAACCTCTGTTGGTACTGCATTGCGGTGCTCGTATTGACTGCACATGACAAGGTAGTGCCGGACAGCCTGACCGTTGCGTGGTTCGCCGCGTGGACGGCTGAACTCGGCATGCTGGCTGGTATCAAAATCAAAGGAAAGGACGAATAACATGGAACTGATTCGCAAGAGACTGGCAAACCTGATGAGCGTCAAGAGCATCGTGACGCTGGTGCTGACGGGAGTATTTGCGTATATGGCCGTCACGGGCAACATTTCGCAGGACTTTATGACGATCTATGCGGTCATCATCGCGTTCTACTTCGGCACGCAGAGCCAGAAGACGCAGGACGTGATCGACAGCAAGGGTGACGGCGATGTATCATAGTAGGGACATTGCCGACCTGCGGGCGGACGTACGCGCAAACTGCGTCATCTTTCTCGACCTCTGCAAGGAGGCGGGCTTGCCGGTGCTTGTTACCGAGACGGTAAGAGATGACGAGTATCAGCGTTATCTTGCCGCAAACGGCTACGCGGCAAAGACCGCGACGCGCCCGACGTTCCACGGCGTCAAGGCTGGGCTGGCGTTCGACATCTGCAAAAACGTCAAGGGGCATGAATACGACGATGCGTCGTTTTTCGCCCGCTGCGGGCAGATCGGCAAGCAGGTCGGCTTTTCGTGGGGCGGCGACTGGAAGAAATTCCCAGACAAGCCGCATTTCCAATGGGACGACCATATGCGATACACAGGGAGCATGATTTTGGCGGGAAAGTACCCGCCGGAAATGGAGGAGTACATGGATCAGGCAACGTTTAACAAGATGATGGACAGCTATTTGGCGCAGCTCGGCACCAAGCCCGTCTCTTCGTGGGCGGCCAAAGACTGGGCGGCGGCAAAGGCTATGGGCATTACAGACGGCAGCGCGCCGCAGAGACTTATCACGCGGCAGGAAGTCGTGACGATGATCCAGAGAGCGACAAAATAACGTGTCCTAATCGGGCACAGGAAGGAGCGGGCGGCGAAAGCCCACGCGCAAGCGCCTCTGCAAGCCCTACACGGGCATGGACAGTCAGCACAAGCGTATCCGGGCGGAATTATCCGCGATGGCTCCACGACGAGCCGTCGAATATATCTTATCCTTCGAGCTGCCACAGGACGAGGCGGCGTGTATCATCGAGTGCGACGTGCGGCGGAAAAGCTGCGTCCAAGTGGCGTTTGAAAGAAACCTCTCTGTCGATGCGGTAAAGAAGTATCGGCGACGAGCATATCACAAAATTGCATCTGAACTATATGAAAAAAGAAACGGCCTTGCCATTTGGTAAGGGCCGTTTCTTTTTGTGAAAAGTAGGTCGGGATCGACCTGTAAGCACAAAATACCATTTTTCGAGCAAAAATGCAAGAAGAATCATTCGACATTTTCCGACGCACTTTGCATACACTTTACAGGCACTTTTGGGGGCCTGTTTTTTTGTACCATAAAAACAGAATAAGGAAGAAGGTGCGCGAGATGTACGAACGGCTTTTAGCTTGTGGGTTTACCGAGCAAATGGCGATGGACATTCTCGCGCTTTTTCCTGACCCAGACGAGCTGAGAACATACGTATACTTTGCGGAGATGTTTCATGTATAGCTATTTCAACCCGAACCCCAACGGGCGCAATGTGTCGGACTGCACCGTGCGTGCGATCTGCAAAGCGACGGGAAAGGACTGGGGCGAGGTTTATCTCGCGCTGTGCATACAAGGATACTTAGACGGCGACCTCCCCAATGCCAACGCTTGCTGGGGCGCATATCTGCGCAAGCTCGGCTATCGGCGCTATATCGTGCCGGACACCTGCCCTGACTGCTATACAGTCGGTAAGTTTTCCGACGAGCACCCGCGCGGGACGTATATCCTCGCGCTCTCCGGTCATGTGGTGTGCGTGCAGGACGGGACAATCTATGACAGCTGGAACAGTGAGAACGAAATCCCGCTTTATTTCTGGTTAAAAGAAACGGAGGAATGAACATGGCATATCCCTATTTCAACCCCTATTATCCTCAGCCGATGCCGGACAATCTTATGCAGATGCGGCAGATGCAGCAGCCTCAGATGCAGCCTCAGATGCAGAACCCCATCGCGCAGGGCGGCGTGCAGTGGGTAAGCGGCGAGCAGGAGGCAAGAGGCTATCTTATCGCGCCCAACTCTGCCGTAGCGTTGTGGGATTCCACCGCTCCCACCGTTTACCTCAAGCAGGCGGACGCAAGCGGCAAGCCGACGCTTAAGATTTACGACCTTGTAGAGCGCGCAGAAACGCCCCGTACAGCGCCGCAGGAAAAGGGCGTGGAATTTGTCACGCGCAAAGAATTTGACGCTCTGGCGGCGCTTGTGGGCGAAATAAAGGGCAAAAAGAAGCGCAAGGTTGAGGAGGACGAAGACGATGAATAATCCGTTTATGGCTGCGCTCGGCGGCGGGCAGATGCCGGGTCCGATGGGAGAGTTGATGCAGCTCAAACAGAAATTCCAGCAGTTCCAAAGCGGCTTTCAAGGAAACCCAAAAGAAGAAGTCAATAAGCTCCTGCAATCTGGCGCTATGAGCCAGCAGGAATTAAACCAACTGCAAACGATGGCGAAGCAGTTCGAGCATTTATTCCATTGATCTTATCGTGGCCACGATTTGATAAATAAAA